TCAGCATTTGGTGAAACAGATGCAACAACTGGAGAATGGAAAATTAAAACTTCTCCTAGTGTAACTTATGGAACTAATGGTTTCTTTATTTTAAAAGATGGTAATTCAGTTACAGACCAATCTGGTGAAGGTAATGACTTTACAGTTGGTGGTGGTACACTTACAAAAACAGAAGATAATCCAAGCAATGTTTTTGCTACATTAAATGGAGTAAAATCAGGATTAGACCAAACTTTATCAAATGGTAACACTACTATGGTTTCTGGTTCAGCAACAACAAGAACACCTAGTCAAACAACTTTAGGTATGTCTAGTGGAAAATATTATGCAGAATTTAAAATTACTAATAGTGATAATACAGTTCCAGGAATTGTTAGCACTCAAGATAATAGTAGTGTTTCAAGAGGTACAAAATATTATCCTGGTAGTTCTTCTGAAGGTTGGGGTTATACAAAAGCACCAGATGTTAGAAATAACTCATCAGCAGTAGGTGGAACATGGTCAACATTTGCAGTAGGAGATATTATTGGTGTAGCGATTAATCTTGATAATTTGCAAGGTAGTTTAAATAAATTATATTTTAGTAAAAATGGTGTTTGGCAAAATGGTGCTGACCCAAGCAATTTTACTTCTGTCACAGGAGTTGTAGGTATAACAGCACCTTCAAGTACAACAGATGGATTTTATTATTTTTCAATTGGAGATGGAAGTGGTGGAACTTCATCTGGTTCTCAATGTAACTTCGGCAATGGCTACTTCGGAACAACAGCAGTATCTAGTGCAGGAACTAACGCAAGTGGAATAGGAATATTTGAATATGACGTACCAACAGGCTTTACGGCTTTATCAACGAAAGGATTAAACTTATAATGGCATACACAACAATTAATAAAAGTTCAGATAACTTTAACGCTAACCCTTACACAGGTAATGGTGGTACACTAGGAGTTGATGTAGGATTTCAACCTGATTTAACATGGTTAAAGTGTAGAGATATTGCTTATTATCATAGATTGTATGATGTAATAAGAGGTGTTGGAAAATCATTAAGAAGTGATACTACTGCTTCAGAAGAAACAAATTCAGGAGAAGGTTTAACTGCATTTAATTCAGATGGCTATACTGTAATTCAAGGAAGTAATACTGAATATAATAATAATAATGTAGATTATGCTTCTTGGAACTGGAAAGCAGGTGGAACAGCTTCATCTAATACTGATGGTTCTATAACTTCTAGTGTTTCAGCTAATACTACAAGTGGATTTAGTATTGTGTCTTACACAGGTACAGGTGCTAATGCTACAGTTGGTCATGGATTAGGAGTTGCACCTAAAATGATTATTACAAAATCTACTGGAGCAGTAACAGGTTGGGGAGTTTATCATCAGAGTTTAGGAAATACTGATGCGTTATTTTTAGAAGAAACAACTGCTACTGGTGCAAGTTCTGTTTATTGGAATAATACTTCTCCAACATCAAGTGTATTTAGTGTTGGCTCTGCAGGTGCAATGAATAATACTAATGGCATGATTGCTTACTGCTTTGCAGATGTTCAAGGCTATTCAAAATTTGGTTCATACACAGGTAATGGAAATGCTGATGGACCATTTATTTACACAGGACTGAAACCTGCATTTATTTTATTTAAAAATAGTTCTTCTTCTGCTGAATGGGAAATTTATGACAATAAAAGAATAGGTTACAATTCTGCAAATTATCATTTAAATCCAAGTGATAATACTGCTGAAGCAACTTTATCAAATAGAGTAGATTTATTAAGTAATGGTTTTAAAATTAGAGTTGCTTCAAGTGGACCAGTAAACTCTTCTGGTGCTTCATATATTTACATGGCTTTTGCAGAAGCACCTCTAGTTGGAACTAATAACGTACCAGCTACGGCAAGGTAATTATGTGGTTTAGTGCTTTAAAATTAGGCATCAATGCCGCCTCTCACATTTATAAGAAGCGGCAAGAAACCAAAATGGTTATGGCAGATGCACAATATATGCATGCATCTAAAATGGCTAAAGGGGAAACAGAATATCAGGGGAAATTGTTGGAGGCGAGACAATCAGATTGGAAAGATGAATTTGTTTTAATTATTCTTTCGGCTCCAATATTAATCTTGGCTTGGGCAGTGGTATCGGAAGATCCAGCTGCAATGGATAAAATGAAATTGTTTTTTGTATACTTTAATGAACTACCTAAATGGTTTACTAATTTATGGATCCTTGTAGTTGCTAGTATTTATGGTATTAAAGGTACTCAAATATTTAAGGGTGGTAATGTCAAGAAAAACTAATACAGCTATGATTGCTTTATTAGGAACAATTTTATTAGGTTTAAGTACTTGGGTACTTATAACTTTAATTGAGTTACAAACAATTGTTGCCATGATGCAACAAGAACTTATGTCATTAGATAAAGTATTTGGTCGTATTTATGCACACATGGATAGATTAGCAAAATAAATAAAATTCTAAGGGTGGTATTAAAGCCACCCCTTAATTAACTAAAATATTTTTTAAGCATTTCTAATTGATCATCATATTTAGATATTATTTCTAATTCTTTTTCTACAGTTTCAATGACATCAGGATGCTCTGCAATTCCTGATATTTTATTAAGTAATATATTTACATTAACTTTATGTTTTTCTATATGACCCTCAGCATGTTTTTTTAATGCTATAATTAATTGTTCTTTCATTTTATACCTTATACATTGTGTATTTAGTTGTTACTTCCTCACCTTTTTTAATTAGTCTATTCGTGACTAAATATGTTCTTTCTTCATATATACAACTTTCCTTTTCTTTAATACAGTTTGGTTTATTACTATGGTTAACAAAGCCACCTAATGGTGTTCTTATAACTTCTTTAGACTCAGTTATTAAATGCATCATACCTAAATTAATATTCTTTTTAATATCTTTAGTAGCAAATAATCCTAAGCCTTCAATCATAGATTTATTTATAGTTACAGTTTCTGGTAATGGTTTATATTTCTTTCTTTTCATATATCCTTTGTTTGTGAGCCTTTTAAGCAGGTTGCTCATCTGCTTCGGTTTACTAATGCTAACGTAGGCTGAGAGAGGATAGCCTATTTATCGTTCTTACATCATTGTCTGTTAGCTGTTGCCTAAAAGGACTTACTTGCAGTTCTAACTTCTAACCGAAACTGGTTACTACACTTCTTCAAAAGCCAAATTACTTTCATAGTAATTTAATCTTCCTGTGTTTACATTATAAGTTGCTTGTCCACATTGGCCAGTATCACCACTAAATCTAGATTTCAATACTGCAAATTTTACAATATTTCTATCAGATTTTTCAACAGCCATCATGTTTCTAGCGAAACCTATAATGTCGAAACTTATTTGTTTAATTGATCCAGATCCTTTAATAGAATCTAGATTAGGCATAATACCTTCCTCAAAACTTTTACCTTCACCAGAACTTTTTCTTAAGTGAGATATTAATGTTAAGTGAATATTATATCTTTTAACAATTTTTAATAAAGAAGACATAACTTTATCAACCGCTTCATTTCCAGTTGCACCGTCAACACCTTCACTTACAGCAATAGTTATATGATCAAGAATTAAATAACTACAACCTAAAGCTGCTAAGTATTCAATCCTATCTAACAAAGACGTATCAGCTACAGAGCCTTGATGATCTAAAAGAATTAATCTTTCATCACCAAATACTTTTTCATAACCTTTACGTGCTTCATCTTCAGTAACATCTTCAGGCATTCTAATATTTTTATTAATAGACATACCAATAAGCTTTGTTGCAGTATCACCAATAGATTCCTCTAATGATATTAATCCTATTTTAGTTTCAGATTGCTCTAGTAAATTTAATATTGTTTCTTTAACAACAGTAGATTTTCCAGATCCAGTACCAGATGTAAATAAAGTAATTTCACCTAGTCTCATACCAAACAACTTATCATTTAAACCTTTAAGACAAGAAGGATAAGGTACAGATTTAACTGTAGATCTTTCTTTAAAAGCATCCCAGATCTTCTCACCAGTAACAAAGTTATCAGGCTTATAAACCTTAGCACCCCAAACATTAGATAAGTAAGTATCAGATTGTTCTTTACATAAAGCATCGTTAGCATCTTTATAAACACTATTTACTATATGACATTTACCAGGCTTTATAACATGGGCGGCATCATTAGCAGAAGCAACACCAGGTTCATCATTATCAAATGCTAAAAATACTTTATCGTATTTATTAATAAAATCTAAATTAGATGCAATATTACGTCTAGCACTTTGAGCACCATTAACAATACTAACTACATCAAATTTAGCTTTAGCTTTTGTAAGCATTTCAATTAAAGATAAACAATCTATTTCACCTTCAGTAATAACTAAGTTTTTATATCTACCGCAATTAGATTGATTAAATAACTCAGGTACTTCAGCTTTACCAACAACTCTAAAATCTTTAGTTGCAACTATTCTTTTCTTATAAGCTTTGATCTTTTTATTAATTGTAATTGGATAGTAATGACTAATAATATTTCTATCTTGATCATACTCAACCTTAACACCAGCATTGTATAATACTTGTTTAGATATATTTCTAAAGGTATCAACAGGTAACTCACTAATCTCATCTAAATTTAAATTAGTTTGTACAACACTAAAATCAACTTCTGTATCTTCTGTACCCTTAGCTTGTGTCTT